GGCCAGGTACGCAGTCAGCTATCCCAAGAGCAGGCAATCACCAAGAGCCTGATCGAGACCGCAACCATCCAGGCCAGTGTCACTGCCGTGGCTGAGACCGAATCCCAACAGGGAGCACAGGACGTTGAACAGATCCGCAATGACATTGCTGCTGATGATACTGCTGAGCGCCTGCGGGTCGAACTCGCCCAGGTACGTCGAAGCGCCACGCATACAGCTGCCAATGCTGCCACCCAGCGCATTACAGACCAACAGACCATCACAGTGCTCACCCACATGCTTGAAGAGTGTTCAGGCTTTGCGGGAGTCGTGGCTGGAGCTTTTGAAGAAGCCCGATCCCGAGGCTTAACGTGCCAGCGGGTGTATGACGGTGTGAGAGCTAAGACAAATGATTAAGGTCACAGCCCGCGGTGCTGAGGCGCAGGCGAGCAGACTTAAGAAGCTGATCGATAACGACATACCTGAAGCGACCGCACAAGCCATCAACTGGACCTCTTACAACCTACGCGAAAGGCTTCAGGATGAGATCAAGTCGGTGTTCGATCGGCCTACTCGGTTCACTATCGACAGTATAGAAGTGATCAAGGCCAGGCCAGATCGACCAGAGGCAACGGTCAGGCTCAAGGATTACTCTTCGAAGGCTGCCCCAGCTGCAGTATGGCTGGCACCGCAGGTCTATGGTGGCGATCGAAGGGACAAGCGAAGCGAGACGCTACTGAGAGACCGAGGTGTGCTACCTGCGGGAATGTATGTTGCGCCAGGGTCAGGCATGAAGCTGGACTCAATGGGTAACGTAGGTAAAGGTCAGATGCAGAAGATTATCTCAGGACTTGGCGCCTCATTTGACCCATACCAGCGTAGCACCAGCAGTAAGCGCAGCATCGGCACCCGTAAGCGGTTCTTCGTAATGATGAAAGGTAAGCGGCCGCTTGGCATAGCCGAGAGGTTCGGGCGTCAAAGAGAGCAGGTTAGGTTGGTGCTTGCATTCATCAGTAAGCCACGATACCAAGAGCGCTTCGACTTCTTCGGCATAGCTGAGCGCTTCGTCGAGGAGGATTTGCCAAAGACATTTGAGCGCGCAATGGCTCGACGGGTGAGTAGGCGGGCAGCCTGACAGAACGGCCACCACTTTGGGTCCTTCCAGGGGGCCCCCGCCCACTGAGGGTAATTCGAACCCCGGTCTATATCTACTTACGACATTTTCCCCAGCCGCAAGTTGTTGTTTCCAAATGACAAAATCAGAACCGAAAAAGCAGCGCGGCTGGCTGAACAAATCCGAGATGGCCGCGAGCCTCGGAATATCCGTGCAAGCCTTTGACAAATGGCGAGTTGAGCCTGTCGAGCGCATTGGCCGGGAAGCCTTTTACACCAGCCGTTCAGTGGTCGATAACCGCCTGGCTCACGCCGAGCGGACACGCCAACCTGACGAAGATGAAGAGGATGGCGGAACTGATGCCCGGCTTCAGCAGGAGCGGTTGCGGTTAACTGCAGCACAGGCCGAGGGGCAGGAACTCAAGAACGAGGTGACCAAGCGTAATCTGGTGCCGGTTGAGTTCGCCACGTTCGCGCTGTCCAGGCTCTCCGCTGAGGTCGCATCGATACTCGACACGCTGCCGCTGACGATCAAGCGCAAGCACCCAGATATAGAGACTCGGCAAATGGACACTTTGCATCGCGAACTGGCCAAGGCGCGAAACCAAGCCGCCACCCTGGACGAACGACTGGACACCTTACTGGATGACTATCTCGCTTCCGCAGACCTATGAGCTGAAGCGGGCGGTACGTCGCGGCCTTGCGTCTTTGGCAAAGCCGGTCCCGGTAACAGCGGTCGAGTGGGCCAACGAGAACTTTTATCTATCCAGTGAATCGAGTTATCAGGAAGGCCGCTGGGAAACGCTGTATTACCAGACCGCCATCCTCAACAGCATGGGCAATGACGAGATCCGCACGGTCAACGTGATCAAGTCGGCGCGTGTTGGTTACTCGAAGATGCTGATTGCAGCGACTGGCTATCAGGTCGAGCACAAGCGCCGCAATATTCTGGTGCTGCTGCCCACCGATGGCGCTGCTCAAGGCTTTATGAAGTCTCAGATTGAAACAATGATCCGAGACGTGCCGCCCGTTCTGGATCTGGCGCCGTGGTATGGCACGAAGAGCCGCGACAACACGCTGGATACAAAGCGCTTCACGCACGGCAAGCAGCTCTGGTGTCGAGGCGGCGCGGCAGCGAAGAACTACCGCGAGCTCTCAGCGGACACCGTGATCTATGACGAGCTGGCGGCATTCTCGCCTGACGTTGAGAAGGAAGGAAGCCCGACATTCCTGGGCGACAAGCGCACAGAGGGCTCGACGTTCCCCAAATCAATCAGGGGATCGACACCCAAGACCAAGGGTGATTGCCAGATAGAGGCAGCGGCCAGCGAATCTCCGCACCTGTTCAGGCTTCACGTTCCCTGCCCGCACTGCCACAAGTTGCAGGATCTCAAGTGGGGCGGCAAGGATTGCGATTACGGCATCAAGTGGGACCCTGACACACCGCTTAATGCCTGGTATGTGTGCGAGCACTCCGGTTGCGTGATTCAGCAGTTTGAATTGCAGGAGTATCTGCAGAACAACCCGGACAAGTGCCGGTGGATTTGCGAGAAGACCGGGATCTGGACCTGCGATTCCTACGACTTCTTTGATGGTGATGATCTGATTTCAACACCAGAGGCCGTCAGCTGGCACGTCTGGACGGCCTACAGCCCCTTTACCACCTGGGGTCGGATTGTTCTGGACTTCATCAAAGCCAAGTCTGACCCGAACAAGCTCAAGACGTTTGTGAACACTACGCTTGGGGAGACTTGGGAGGAGAGCGAAGGGGATAAGGTCGAATGGGAGCAGCTATATGCCCGTCGCGAAGTGTGGGATTCGTTCCCGTCTCGCGCAACCGCCGTCTTCGGTTTTGTTGATACCCAGGATGACCGCTACGAAGGCAGGGTCTGGGTGTTCGGTGCTGAAGAAGAGTGCTGGCTTCTCGATAAGTGGGTTTTGATGGGCGACCCTGCCAGTGAAGAGCTGCGCCGCAAGGTGGGCCTGAAGCTGCACAAGCAGTACCGGCGAGAAGATGGAACCATTCTAAGAGTTGCGCTCTGGGGGTGGGACTCTGGCGGGCACTATACCGATGAGGTATATGCAGAATCTCGCAAGCATGGCGTGCTCTGGGTGATACCAACTAAGGGCGCCAACGTGTACGGCAAGCCAATTGCCAACATGCCCACAAAGAAGACCAAGCAGGGTGTGTATCTGACCGAAATCGGGACGGATAACGCCAAAGAGATGATCTACAACCGATTCAAACTACAGCCTCAGCCAGGCAAGGCTGTCCCAGGCTGCATCCACTTGCCGGCAGATGACGAGATTTGCGGCGAGTCAGAGCTTAAGCAGCTCACCGCGGAAGTAAAAGTTAGCAAGATCGAGAAGGGTCGCCGGGTGTTTCGCTGGGACGACAAAGGTCGCAGGAATGAAGGCCTTGACTGTCTTGTTGGAGCTATCGCCATGCTCCGCGTTGCTCAACAGCGATTCGGTCTTGATCTTGACGCAGAGAAACCATTGTCGCGGCAAAAAGCAAGACGCGGCACCAGAAGTAGGGTGAGCTGATATGGCAACACAGGCACTGATCGACGCGCAACAGCGCTTGCTGGATGTGCGAAACGCTATCGGTAGAATTCTTAAGGGCGCCCAGTCCACTCGTTATGACGGCCGGGAGGTTCGCTTTGCCGATCTTGCTGCGCTGCGCGAGCTGGAAAAACAGTACTCGCAAGATGTCGCCACGGCGACCAAGAAAGCAGGTGGCAAAGCCAGAAACCGAATCAATTATGTGAGCATCTGAAATGGGACTATTCCGAAGCAGCCCTGAGGACGCTCTGGCGAAAGAAGTTTCCAAGGCCGTCGCTCAGGCAATGAGGGGCGGCGCTAAAGCACAAGGCGGAGGCGGCGGAGTAGAAACTAAATGGCGAGGCGCTTCGCGCGTACTGCGGAGCATGAGCAGCTGGATACCCACACTCGGCAGCCCGAGCAGTGATCTGAGCACGCCGGAGCGCAAGACGTTGGTGGCCCGCTCGCGCGATGCGCAGAGAAACCATTTGATCGGCCGTGCAGCCGTAGTACGCAACCGCACCAGCGTGGTCGGCACCGGCCTTATGTGTAGGCCACAAGTCGACTTTGCCGCGCTCGACATTACCGAAGATGAAGGCGAGGCGCTGAATGATGCGCTCGAACGCGAATGGGTTCTTTACGCAGAGGATCCACGCGAGTGTGACGCAGAGGCAACGCTGAACCATTACCAGCTCCAGGCGCTGGCGCTGATTTCAGCCCTGTCCGGAGGAGATTCTTTTGCCTTGACGCCAACAGTTGACCGGGTAGGAACCGTGTATTCCACTCGGCTACAGCTGATTGAGACAGATCGAGTCTGCAATCCGAACGGCCGGATGGATACCCCGACGATGGTTGAGGGTATCGAGTTCGACGAGTTTGGCGCGCCTATCAACTTTCATGTGTGCAGCGGATATCCAACAGACCGGACATCCGGTAAGCAGCTCACGTGGTCCCCGGTTCGCGTATTTGGCGAGAGCACCGGCCGGCGCCGGGCCATGCAGATATGGTGCGACAAGGATCGCCCGGGGCAGAAGCGCGGAGCGCCGCTGCTCGCTCCGGTACTCGAGCCGCTGCAGAAACTGGAGCGCTACAGCAGCGCAGAGCTCATGGCAGCCATCGTCTCCGCGATGTTCACCGTCTTCCTTGAGAAAGGCGAGCACTTCGACCCCGGCTCGCTGGAGTTGGAGGCCTTTGGGGAAGAAGATCCGGTGAGTGGTGGTGCCGATGGCGGTCGAGATGTTGCTTTGGGCGAAGGCGCAGTTGTCGACCTTGCTCAGGGCGAAAAAGCGGTCAGCGTAAATCCGGCTCGCCCAAACGCCCAGTTCGACCCGTTCTTCACCTCTATTGTCAAAGAGATCGGTGCCGCAATCGAGATGCCGATGGAAGAGCTGATGCTCTTCTATTCCAGCTCATACAGCGCCGCCCGAGCCGCGATGCTGCAGGCATGGCGCGCATACGAAATGCGCCGCTACTGGCTGGTCTGCGACTTCTGCCAGCCCTCCTATGAGCTGTTGGTGGATGAGGCGGTTGCGCTTGGCAGGGTGTCACTGCCCGGCTATTCCGATCCTGCACGGCGCCGGGCGTTCACCCGCAGCGTCTGGACGGGCCCGGCTCGCGGTGCGATCGATGAACTGAAGGAAGCCAAGGCAGCCCGCGAAAGAATCGACGCAGGCCTAAGCAACGAAACAATCGAGACCCCATCACTCACCGGTGAAACCTGGCGGCAGGTGTATTCAGGCCGCAAGCGTGAGCTGGCGATGCGCCGCGCTGACGGCAACATGCCGATAGTCAAGGGCGCGCAGGCCTTGCCCGTAGAGCCCGAAGCAGAGGAAGAAGACAAATGAGCGCATTCGAAATGGCGGCATCGCGGCCGTGGCTGATGCTGCCTGACGCAGTAGACAACCTGATGGTCATCGCTGACCGGCACGGCGACCCTGAGGCGCTCGAGGCCAGACTCGGGCGGCCCCTGGAAAACACAAGGTCGGTAACCATCAGAGACGGCGTTGCAGTCATTCCTGTCACCGGCCCGATCATGCGTTACGCCAATATCTTTACCCGCATAAGCGGCGCTACGAGCACCCAGGAGCTGGCCACCGACATTCAGACAGCTATTGATGACCCCAAGGTCAGATCGATCCTGCTGAATATCGATAGCCCTGGCGGCGAGGCCAGCGGCATCAACGAGCTCGCCGACCTGGTTTTTTCAGCGCGCGGTAAAAAGCCGATAAAGACCTATTCCGGCGGAATGATCGCAAGCGCCGCGTACTGGATCGGTAGCGCCGCCGACGAAATGATCGTTGACGATACTGCTTTGATTGGCAGCATCGGGGTTATCACTGAGGTGGTTGTTCGGGCGGCCAAGGAAGGCGAGAAGCGTTACACGATTGTCAGTAGTAACGCCCCGAACAAGCGCCCCGATATGTCTACCGAAGAGGGCCGCGGAAAACTCAAGGAAATGGTCGATGCGCTATCAGAAGTGTTTGTCGCCAAGGTTGCACGCAACCTGGGCGTGGAGGTGGCCGATGTCCCTGGAATGGGTGACGGCGGTGGCCTCAAAGTGGGTGCCGCTGCTGTAGAAGCGGGTTTGGCACACCGTCTGGGCTCGCTCGAGTCCCTGATAACCGAAATGGCCAAACCGGCCGCAACTAAACCGAGGAAACTCACTATGTCTACCGTCAAGACGACTGCGGAGTTGCGGGCTGCTCTTGCTGCCGGCACCGATCCGCAGGCCATTGAAATTGCCGAGCCAGTCCAGGCGACTATCGAGTCTTTTGATACCGAAGCCATCAAGGCTGAGGCAGAAAAAGCTGGCGCCGAATCAGAGCGTGAGCGCATCAAGGCTATCAACGCCATGGCTACGCCTGGCTTTGAAGCCGAGGTTGCCGCGGCAATCGATGAATGCCTGAGCGTTGATGCCGCCGGCATGAAGCTGTTCAAGGCCGCGCAGGATCGCGGCATTACCATCGCCGCCATCAGGGCGGACTCAACCAAGACTGACCCAGCTGCGCCGCCCACCGGCAGCGAAGCCAAGTCTTTCTCTCCAAAAAGCATCTGGGCTGCCCGTAAAGGCAAAGGAGCACAAGCATGAGCATTGTAACCATGGGCACTCGCACCGCTGAGTTCCTGTTGAGCGAAGCGGGCGGCCAGCGTTCGCGCGAAGAAGTCACCCTGGCAGTAACCGCCGAGGCATTGCCCGCCGGCCAGGTGCTGGGCAAGGTCACCGCAACCGGTAATTACGCGGCGTATAGCGATGCCGCTACGGATGGCTCGGAAGTCGCGGCCGGCGTTTTGTACGATGCCAAGCCGGCATCGGATGCAGTGCAGCAGGCTGCAGCGGTTGTCCGTGATGCGGAAATCATCGAATCCAAGCTCACAGGCATGGATGCTGCGGCCACCGTTGATCTGGCAGCTGCAGGTCTGATCGTTCGCTAACAACCCACTGAACCCAGAAAGCCGCCGCCTGGCGGTTTTTTTATGCCCGGAGAAAGATCATGGCTGAACTCAATGTATTTAAGGGCGACGCGTTTGGCGTAATAAGCCTGACCGCCGCTATCAACCAGACCCCCGAAGGTCAGCGCTCGCCTGACGCGCTCGACATGCTTTTCGAAGAAGAAGGCATCACCACCACTGCAGTATTCATCGAGCGCGACAATGATGGCCTGGCGCTGGTGCCTGCCGCCGAACGTGGAGCGCCTGCCGATGTAACCACTGGATCACAGCGCGATAAGATCCCCTTCCAGACTATCCACTTGCCCACTCGCGCAGTTATTCGTGCCGACGAGGTGCAGGGTATTCGGGCCTTCGGATCCGAGACTGAGCTGGAGGGCGTGCAGACTCTGGTGGACAAGCGCCTGATGAAAATGCAGGCCCGCCTGACCGCCACCAACCGGTTCCATCGTGCCAGCTTGCTGGGCGGCAAGATCTTTGATGCCAACGGTACCCGCGTACTGCTGGATATTCACGCGCGCTTCGGCATCACTCAGGATTCGGTTGCTTTCGCCCTGGCGACTGCCGGCACAAAGGTGCAGAACAAGATCAAGGACGCCAAGCGCAAGGCCGAAGATGTGATCGGCGATAGCGGTATTATCACTGGCTGGGTCGGCTTCTGCGGCCGCAACTGGTTTGACGCCTTCACTGCCCATCAGGTGACCGAGAAGGCATTCGATCGCTATAACGATGGCCAGTTCCTGCGCGATGACCCTCGAATGGACGGCTTCCGCTTCCAAGACGTGTTGTGGAAGGAGTTCTACGGCAAGGTTGGCGACATCAACTTCATCGACCCGGACATCGCGTACCTAGTGCCGATCGTTCAGGGTCTGTTCATTACCAACTACGCCCCGGCTGACTACATGGAGACGGTCAATACCACCGGCGTTCCGTTCTATGCCAGCCAGGAGCTGATGCGCCACAACAAGGGCGTGGACATGGAAGCTCAGTCCAACCCCTTGAACCTTTGCACCAAACCCAAAGCCGTTATCAAGCTGACGCTCTGATATGGCTAGCCCCTTCGACGACATCTTCTCGGATGCCGACCAGGTCCTTTTCGAGGTTTTTGGCGAGCAGGACCCGGCGCGATACTTCGGTAGCGGCGACCCGCACGGCCTGCCGGTAAAGGTGGTTGTGCATCGCAATCTGCAGATGGTGGGCGCCGGAGGGAATTTCGAGGTGGTCCAGCTGGCTGTTGACCTTCAAAAGTCGGACATTCCGGCGCCGGTACGCAACGCAACGCTTCAGTTGAACTGCAAGCGTTACGTGCTGGAGCTTAAGCTCATGGAAGACAGCACACTGACTCGCTACTCACTCAACCCGTTGGACTGACCCATGCCGACCCCCAACATTCTGAGCCAGGGCCGCAATGCCTTGATTGCTCGGCTTGGCAACATTGAGCCGGGCAACGACTACCGCACCGATGCAGGAAGCAATGTGCAGAGCGGCTGGTTCAATGAAGTGATTAATGCCAGCACTTGTGCTTATCCGCTGATCGTCGTGCAGAAGGGCAAAGATAATGCCCCGAATCACAGCGCCAACGGGATGCGCAAGCTATCTGGTTATCTCGTTATCGGCGCCGTAAACGCAGGTCTCGATGGCTACGAGGATGCCTTGGATGATCTGGAGATGGACATTCTCGAATGCCTGATGCCGCTAGAGGGAGTACCAGTGGATTGGATGCCGCGCGGCATACCTAGGGTGACGCTGGGCGCCTCTCAACAGGTGCCACCTGGCGACGGCCTGGCCGCCGCTACGGTTTTCATTCCCGTATATCTGCACAGCTTCGTGCAGGCCCACTCCGAATAATCGAGGACGACTCATGAAGTCTGATAAAGCCCATGCACCCGAGCGCAATGAATACACGCTCGCCGTGCCGCACACCCACCAAGGCAAGGACTACTTGTCTGGTGACAAGATCACGCTGACTGATGCTCAGGCTGTATTTGTGAGCAGCAAGCTGGCTGGCAAAACCCCATCCCGCGCCGCCGAAGTGGCCGCAGCAACCCAGGAGGCCTAACCCATGGCTACCGTAAAAGAAACAGCAGTAATTGGCGGCACGCTCAAGATGCGCATTTATGGCAGCGGCGTACCATTCACTCCGGTCGGCCTTGTGTCGACCGTTCAGCAGAGTCACGAAACAAACCAGCTTCGCGTTGAAGACACGACCACGCCGATTGGCGGAACCTACGACAAGCTGGAAAAAGTCACATCGATGAACATTGCCATCAACTTCCGCGAACTGTTCGCTCGCAACATGGCGGCCGTTCTCTACGCGAACATCACCGACGTGCCTTCCGAGCAGATCACTGGAGAGGAAGTGGTGGTATCTGTTGGCGGTACTTCAGTGCTGGCCAAGATGCCGCTGACCGTGGATACGGTTGCGGACTTCACTACCCCGGCCACAATCTATGTTGAGGACGTTGACTACCGCATCACAGGCGCGGGCATCGAAGTGCTTGAGGGTGGTGATCTGGCAACGGCTATAGCATCGGCAGTCGACTACAAGGTAGTTGTTGACTATACCTCGGCAGATTATGACGAGATCGAAGCGCTGACCAACTCCGGCGAGGAGTGGGAGTTGATGTTCGAGGGCTCCAACGCCGTGGGCACCAAAGGCAAGATCAACGCGCACTATTGGCGCGTTCGCTTTGGCTTGGCCGAGAACATGGACCTGATCAGCGTCGAGGACTTCATTGCGCTGAATGCTGGTGCCGAAGTGCTGGCAGATTCCGGTCGAGGTCAGGGCAAGTCGGCTTATATGAAGATCAATAAACAAAAGAACGTGCCTGTTGCGGCGTGACCCCTGAAATTCGTTACGCTATTATCCCTCCCTATACGTAGGGAGGGATGCCTAATGAAACGTGCAGGAATAGTTGCCTTTGTAGTCGTTATTGCCAGCTCAAATGCTGGAGCTGCGACTGTATTCAAATGCGTTGACGATGCCGGAAAGATCACGTTTACGCAGCAGAATTGCCCGAACGCTTCTAGTTATCACGGAGCAATACAGGCTCATAGCCCGACGATCAGCGGGGCTGGTCCGGCAGTCGAGATGGCGCCTCCACGGCGTCAAGGTACGTCGGCAGAAATCTCTAATAGCCCTTCAAGAATTTCCGTAATCGGAGCTTCCGCTCCACAGCCAGAATGCTCAACCGGTTTGAATGATCGGGATTTGCGCACCGCCAAGGTCCGGGGAGAGATTGTTCCTGGAATGTCGCGTGGCGAGATTGAGCAAATGTATGAGAACCCTGGGCGAAACGCCGGTGCTCGCGGTGCTGGATCGTCGACCTACTGGAATGACAAATACGTCGACCAAACAACAGTGCGATATGACCGAAGTGGCTGCGTGAGCTCCTCCTACCAATCGGGTAGTAGCCGTAAGCCCTGAAAGGATTCATGCGGTATGGATAATATTTGTAATAAGACTGAATGCGTAGAGCCTGGAATGAGTAACGGAAGCGGCTTATGCGAGGCTCATTTTGAAGCCCGACGCGACCAGCTTCGCTCAGGCTTAGAACTTGCTGGCCCAGTTCCGGTTACCAAGATACATGCCAGCAAGAAACCACAAGTCCTTGCCGCTAGCCAATACTCGGCATGGAAGGTGGCCCTAGTTTGCCTCGGCGTTGTTGCATTCTGGTTCTTTTACGTGCTGCCAGTTACTGACTCCGGACACAAGGAAGCCAATCCGACTAATTTCGCCGATGCGGCGGCTGATCAGATGTGGCGTATTGATAGCGAGAACATTGTCTTGTTGCGTAAGCCTGAGCAGCCTAGCTCCAAAGTTGAGTTTATGAACAATGTGATTGCTGCTTTACCTAGGGGCGAGACTGTTTTGGTGATCCAAGGCCGCGCCGCGCAGGTATTCAAGCGTGTGACTCTGGTTGACCGCCCTGAAGTAGCCGGATGGATTCAGTCGCAAACAGTCAGCAGTGCCACACAGATTCGATAACAATACGAATTCTGTACAAAAGAACCCGCTTTTGCGGGTTTTTTATTGCCTTTTGGAGCAGAAAATAATGGTCGAAGAAACCAACAGTCGCGAGCTTAAAGCTGGCGGGTTGAGCGTTATCGTGCGCGAACTAAACGTGCAAAACGTACGTACTTGGCTGCAGGACTTGGCTGAAAAGACAAGTTACGACTTCGTGGATGAGTGGCTGATTAATGACATCAGCGTCACCGATATCAAACGGATGTGCACTTTGAAAGACGAAGATATTGATCAGCTCACGCCTACCCAGCTCGAAGCTGTAGCGGCGGTGTGTAAAGAGTTGAACCCGCATTTTTTCGGGCTGCTGGCGAAGGCTCGGGAGCTGGGCCAAAGCAAGGCCTGAGTGAGTTATCTGCCGTCGTCAGCGCACTGATTACCAACGGGCATGCCAATGCCTTGATGTATCCCTGGTCATTCTTCCTGTCCGCCATTAAGAGCACTCAATCCAAATGAGCACAGAAGTCGAACTCAAGCTAACGGCTGACACCCGCGATGCCGAGCGCGGAGTTGGCCAGTTCAGCCGCACTTATAGCGCCATGGTGCGGGAGATATCCAAGCCGCTTGGCCGAGTGAATGCCTTTCGCGAACTTGAGCGGTCGCTGGAGCAAACAGCCCAGCAATCGCAGCAGGCTCGTTCCCGGGTGCGCGAGCTGGGCACAGAGCTGGCCAGGACAACTAACCCATCACGCCAACTGACGGACAGTTACAAGCAGGCCATTACAGAGCTAAAGAAGTTGGACCGTGCGGAGTCATCGCAGACCACCCAGCTTGGCCGCATGCGCAAAGAGCTGCAGGGCGCCGGGGTGGACACGCGCAACTTGGCTGGCGAACAGAAGCGCTTGCAGCGCGAGCTATCCCAGAAGATGGGACGTAGCGAGCGAGCGGGGGCGCTGGAGAGCGCGCGCAACAATCTGGGCCTTGCAGCTTATGGCGAAGCACAGACCAAAGTGGCCGGATTGCAACGTGACCTGCAGCTGCTGCAAAGCACTGGCAAGCTGAGCGCCGCAGAGTTGGCGATCGTGGGCGGTACGATTAACAGCGCTATGACCAGTGCCCGCGGTAATACGCTACAGGCCACCCAGGCAACAGAAACCTGGACAGAAAGCCTGCGTAATGTGCGCGGCGAGCTGCTGGCTGGTGGCATCGCCTTTGGTGCAATCGGCTTGGCAGGTAAGCGCTCATTCGATCAGTTCTCAGGCTTCAGTCAACGAATTGCAGAGATCGGCACCATCACGGATCTCAGTGACCAGAAGATGACCGAGCTGGCCGTATCTGTGCGAAGCGTATCCCGCGAGATGGGTGAGGCTGCAACCGGCGGGGCCGCTGCGTTATACGACATTATCTCTGCCGGCGTTGATGTGGGTGATAGCGTCAACGTATTGGAGCTGGCTGGGCAGGCAGCGGTAGCGGGGCTGACCGACACCAAGACGGCAGCGGGCATTGGTCTGGCTGCTATCAACGCTTACGGGGAAGGTACCGATAAGCTGGGTGAACGCTTCGATCAGCTGTTTCTAACAGTTAAAGGCGGGGTGACCACCTTCCCAGAACTGGCCTCCAGCCTTGGGCAAGTGCTGCCCATCGCAGCGGCCGCTGATGTGAGTTTTGGCGAAGTAACCGCTGCTATCGCCCAGCTGACCAAGCAAGGCCTCAACACAGCTACGTCGACCACCGCATTGCGCGGCGCGATCACCGCGCTTACTGCGCCGACGGATGCCGCCAAAAAGAAAATGCAGGAGCTCGGTATCGAGTGGACGGATCTGGCTGGCACGCTACAACAGATAGCTGATCAGAATCTGGGCGTAGATGTACTGCGCGAACTGATCCCTGATACAGAGGCGCGTACTGCTGTGCTCGCGCTTACTAGCAACATGGATGGTCTGGTTCAAGCTATTGACGGCATGAAGACGGCCAAGGGCACGATGTCCGGTGCATACGAGGGCATGAAGGATACGCCAGAGCAGCAGATCAAGCGGTTTACCGCTTCTCTGACCGACCTCCAGATATCATTCGGCCAGGCCGTGGCTGCTGGCTTGCCGGTCGTAAACCTGATCACGGAAATGCTCAATCTGTTCAACGAGCTCCCGGAAAGCGTGCGCACCACTCTGGCATCGATTGTGATTCTGGGCGCCGGCGGCAAGGCGCTGCAGGTAATCATCAAGGGGCTATCTGGCCCGTTCTCATTATTCTTGGGCAACTTGCGGGGCACGCCGGCTGCAGCAACCGCCGCTGCTGGAGGTATGACCACTGCAGCTGGTGCTGCCGGATTACTGAGCAAGGCTCTGAAAGGAATCGCGATAGTAGGTCTGGTCTCATGGGCAGGGGAAAACGTTGTTGCCCTGGGCAGTCTCTATCTGGAGATGCAAAAAATAAATGAAAGCGCTGAGAATCAGGCAGCAGCCCTTCAAAAGGTCATCGATAAAAATTCAGTCTATGCATCCACCGTGCTGTTATCAGGGCAAGAGCTGGCAAGCCTTACAGAGATAGAGCGCAACTCCTACCTTGAGCGTTTGCGCAATGCCCAGGCTTACTACAAAGCTTTGGCAGAGCAGATGAGTCGTGCAGATGCTGAGCGCGACGGTGGCAAGGGTCAGGTCAGTGCTGAAGCGATCGCTACTTATAGGCAAGCAAATGCCTACCGTGATGCTCGGGAGTCAATCGAAACATCCCTTGAGCAGCGCGCAGAGGTACTGCGGTCACACGCTCAAACAGTTAAGACAATTCAACAGAGTGAGCTTGATGCGACTAAAACGCAGCTAGCAGCCCAGCTGAAACTGTACGACGAAGCTGCAAGCAACCTTGAGAAAAGGCTCAAGGCGATCGAGAAGTTGCGGGAGGATAATCGCAAGCGTTTTGATGCGCTTGCTAGGAGCTTCTCCGCCCCGGTCGAAAAGGACGAGCCAAGTTATGCCGGCGCGCAGGATGCGCAAGTCGCCGCCCGCCAGGCTCTGGTATTGGGCGATACCGAAAAGGCGCTGGAGCTGACTGAGAAGTCTGCCACCATCCTCGAGCAGATGCGCGATGCAGGCCAAAACACCTATGGCCTGGAAGGATTTGCGCGAGAGCTAGAGCAGATAGCTGACGCGGCCCTTAAGCTTGATGCCGAGAATGCCCAGGCAGACTTTGATGCACAGAAAGTTAAGGTCGATGATTTGCTGCAAACCGCAAAGGCCCTTGAGGCAATTAACGTCGCTTTTGACCCTGATGAAACCTCAGAGGAAGAAACTCGTGCGCGCGTCAAGGCATTAGCTGCTGAATGGGCAAAGTACATGGAAGTGCCTGTGACCTATGTGGTTGCGGACAAACCTGACTTCAAACGGGTGGACGCAGCGATCAGCGGAAAGCTTCCCGAGTTGGCCAGCGGAGGCAGGGTGCGAGGCCCTGGTACAGGCACCAGTGACAGCGTGCTGATGTGGGGTAGCAATGGCGAGTTCATGATGAAACAGAAGGCTGTGCAGCATTATGGCTCTGACTTCATGAATAAACTGAATCAGATGCGCATACCGCGTTTTGCTGCGGGTGGCGATATCGGCGTTCAGTCGCGTATGCCATCTATTCCACCTATGCCCGCTGGCCTTTTGGGCGGCTCCAGCCTATCGCCGGGCACACCTTTGAATCTGACTTTATTCGGTGAGCAATACGAGCTCAGTGGTAGCAGCAGCGAGCTAGACCGGCTTGCACGCGCTGTAAGAATCAAAAGACTCAGGAGTTAACCCGTGGCTGCACCTTTGATTCTCGGCGGCATTGAAGTGCCGCTACACGCCGGCGCGCCCGAATTAACGTTCGACGCCCCCGATGGCTACACCGACATAGTGCTGAGCAGCGGCAAGGTTGTGCGGTCCAGACACTTCAGCAAAGAGCAGATAACGATCAGCGGCGCAGGTTGGATGGCAACGGGATTGGATGCTTTGGACTGGGACGCTAATCACCTGTTGCTCTGCCCGAAGCCCAAGCGCGTGAATACCAGAGGCGCGCCCGTCACGATCACAAGCGATCCGCGCCCCGATGTAGCTGTGGCAGCGCATGCGCTAGTGGGTCGTGAATGGATAAGCACGCCCGTCATCTTGGCAGGTAGAGTTGCTACCATCACGCCGGTGGCCGGTGCGAGCCTTTACAGCGTGGCGTGGTATCCGCAATTCACGGTGTTATGCAAGCGGCCTCCAGAGGAAAGCGGCGCTGGCGGTTCAGGTTGGCAGCTCGTCTGCAGGGAGCAATAGCCATGCTTAACAATCAGCCGCTCAATAGTGCGCCGCTGAACTCTGTTGTTGACGATAGCGATACGATCATCATCAACCCCGGCTCCGGTTTCGTCTGGCGCTGGGGTGTGACGCTTGCCGGCCTTGATGTATCGGCCGACCTGACCGGACCGGTGCGCATCGATTCGACAGAGGAAGGTGATTCGGTGGCCAGCTTTGCGCTTTGGCTTGGGCCTGATCCGGTCACCATTGGCAGCTATACCGGCATGGCGGTCACGCTCGATTTTCTTGTGCTAAGCGAGACTACCCAGACCACGCGCCTATTCACCGGCTCGCTTGTGCAGCCCGAGTTCGACGTACTGACTCGCGTACTGACGTGCACCGCGACCACGCGCCTGGCCGATACCGTCGAGGCGATGGAGCTTGATGCTATTGACTTGCTTGTTGGCGGGCAGTGGTCGGTTGATGTGTTCGAGGAAGCAGCAGGGCGAAGCCGTTGGGATTACGCGCAGGAGCGTCTGAGCACGCGCACTGCAAGTCTGTGCGCCGCCCGCGATGGCCAGCCACGGATTGTGGATTGGTTCCCGGCTGGCATTGCTTATGAGTTTGCGACTGGCAGCACGGCTTATCAGAGCCTAGACATATCGCTGGCGACACTGGGCGACACCACCAACGTCATCGAACTGGAGCTGGACTACCGTTATTCGCGTTATCGGGAGCGCGGACAGAGTTATAGCTGGCTCAACCCACTGACAGGCGGTAACACGTCGGTTGACGGGTTTATTGCTTGGAAGGCCGACTCTAGCGAGCTACCCGACATTGAGATGGTTACAGATGCAGTCGAGTCTGCCGGCTGGTTTATCACAACAGCTGATTGGTTTCGCCTGCCTGGTGACATCACGACCGGCCCTGGCTCGCCCTGGTACAACAGGAACATTGATCTATTGCTGGGCGCTGACTTCAGCACAGCTTTTCGTTGGAGTCAGCGCGCCGTCGAAGCGTACCGTTTCCGGCTGGTGGTTGAGGGCGCCGTTGCTGCTGTCGATGAAGTGATCACCCGTGACAGAGTGGTGCTGGATACCGACACCGCTGCAGATGCTTTGTGGGAAACCGCGACCGATGGCAGCGCTGCGGTGGTCGGTGACAATCCCATTGATCAGCTGCCAAGACGTGATCAGCCCCGGCTAGATCTGGCGATCAATACCGCCCTGGCCCGCGCAAGCTCGCAGCTATTACAGGCACAGCGCGGCAACCGCGTGACCTGGCAGGTGCCTTTGGCGCACGCCCTGAGCGTGGATGTGGGTCAGCGCATCAAGCTGTCCGATCAAGCCAGCGTGACCGGCGCCGTTACTTCGTTGACTGCTGAGGCTGATCAGGAAACCGGATCTGCATTGCTGACGATTACTCTGGCAGTGAGCCGGGGTGATGCCGCAGCGGTAGCGGATGTGCTGGCACCGCCCTCGCCGCCCGCGTTTGTTGATGATCCTGCGCCATCGGTTAACGGTACATTGCCGACGCAGCTCATCAAAAACCCCAGCAGCCCGCTGTATGACGAAACGTTGCCAGGGTTCTCTGGCGCTTACTCGATAGGCACTTGGGACCCGACGAACCGCTATCCACGACGCTTTGCTGTCGATACGCCCGAGATACCCGAGCAATGGCGCGATGAGATAACGGCAGAGCGGGCCGTTGTGATCCGCGTGGCGCCGCCTGTTGATGTACTGGAGATTTGACCGTGGCAGACAAGAACGCAACGAGCGATCAGCGCAAGACAGAAGGGCTGATCCGGGACCTGATTGACCTTGTACCACCTAAGCGCGAGCTGCCCACGCTGGGCCGCGAGGAACCGAAGGGCGGCATACCCCGGCGCCGTGGCTATGCCGAGCGCAATTTGCAGCCAGGTCAGGGAGGTGAGGGCGGCGGACTCGCCAGCCCGTTGACCGAGGGCGTCGCCGCTGATCCTGCTAGTCCAGCCGCCCCGGTACTGGATCGCACCTATTACCCGGCAACCCAGTTCGTCACATCGGACGGGTTGTTCGTGATGGAGCTGGAGCCCGTGGAGACTATTAAATTCCGTGACGCTAACGGCGATTCCGCCGAGTTCCGCATTGCCAACCCGTATGCAGAAGATCCGGCGCCATGAACCACACATTGAACAAGCTGAGCGCCTTTGGCTGCCCCTTTCACGGACTGATACAAGGCGCTCAACTTACTCTGCCGAACGACTTGACCATGCCCATGCGTCAGCCATCGGGCCTGCCGTTTGAGCAGGGCAGCACGCACCTGATTGACCTGCCTACTGCGCCGGTCACCGTCCGCACGCCAGAGCAGCAAGAGGCCGACACGCTTGCTGGCATGCAGTGGCTCGACAAAGCAATCATTGCAGGCGATCAGATACACGGGCAGGAGCTTGGGGCAGGGCGTTGGATATATTACGCCGATGGTAATTGGCTAGTGTCCAGCACGCTGCAAGGATCGACGGGCAATATCACAACATGCACGATCACGCTCAAGCGCTTTGGCGTGTTTGGCGGCGAGCCGTTGGAGTACGTTTACACTGTGGCGGTGCCAAGCCTGGCAGCAGAGTATGGCTACTGGAGTATGAGCGCAGGCAGCACCAATCTGCACCTGTACAGCGCCCACCCGCAAGGCTCGGCAGGTATGTTCGCGCTGCTGGGTAAATGGGCCGGACTTCTTGAGCGCCGGCCCATTGCCTGGCTGGAGATGACATTATCAGGCCCCGCATCGGATTGCGTGATCAGTATCACATTGGCGCGATCGGCAACTCAGACCGTTGGCACTATCGTTCACGACGATAGATACCAGGATATGTTTAACAGCTTCACGCGGTACACGCTCCGCAATATCGAGGAAGTTGAGTCAACATTTACCAGCGACCCTTGCGGCGGGCATATCAAGCGCACCGTGTCGGCAACGCCTGTAGCGGGTACGCCTGCTGGCTCCCGACTGCTTTGGTATCGAGACACGGTAGGCGACTTTGTTGTCAGAAACAGGGTTGAGGGCTGCATCCTCGGCCTGATGTATTCCCCCATGGGCGTCATCGTAGAGATCACCCTGGATGCGGGCGCAATTGTCAATGTGAGCGCCCCTTCGCCTGAAGTCGTTACGGAGCAGGACTACATATTCGATGTTGAATATGCGCCATCCGGTAGCGAGTGCGTCGGCACGCCAATCGAAGAGCAGCCACTATTATTCAAGCTCAAGAAAACGACCACCACAAACAACACAGCATCGCTTGATATTAAGGTGGGCGGCACGACAGTCATAACCAAGTCAGCAAGCTATAACTACGTTGAAGTGGTCACGCTTACAGTGCACAAAGCCATGCCAGGCCAGCCGACCCCGCCTGCTTCGAGAGAGACTGAGCGCAGCTGGGTATGCTCGCCGGGCAGTACAAATTCAACTTATATATCCGAATTTCTGGCAGCCAGCCAAGAGCAGCTTCTGTTTCAGCCCGGCGAAGGCTTGCAAGTCTATCCGTATTCATCTGTGCGAAACCCCGGCTACTACTCAGTGGATTGGTACACCGCGCCGGGCGTCTTGTCCTACTACCAAGAGCAGGCAGCCCGGCATTCAAACGGCGTTTACAGCGTTGAGCGACTGGTATTTCCTGGGTATGTATACCCCGAGCTTTATTCCTACACGGGCGGGGTGGCTACTCCAGTTGGGCTAGTAGCGGTGCCAGATGAATCGGTATCTCGGGCCAACTCAAGCGCTCCACTGCCATTTCTGTTTGGCAGCTATAACCCCATTACCGGGGAAGCTGTGCGATCTGCCACCCCCGTCTGCTGGACCTGATACCGGAGCAAACAATGAATTTTGTGAACAACTTTTCCCAGCCGGTGACACTGGCCATGGGGGCGACTTCGCTCGCGCTGACTTTGCCTGATGGTGAATACAGGTTAACCCTGACCGATAGCGCCACGGCGGGCACGACATGGGAGATAGTGGGTGCCGTTGTGTCGGGCGGCACTGCTACGCTGGAGCGCGGATTGGAAGGCACGACCGATCAAACATGGTCATCCGGCAGCGTGATCTACTGCGCTCTGACGGCTGGACTATTGCAGACAATGTTTGCGCGGTTACTGCCTGCCGGTGGCGCAGCAGGGCAACTGCTGGCCAAAGCCTCAGAGACGGACTTTGATGTCACATGGATTGATGCGGCGAGCGCTCAGAGCTTCGGCGGCGCATCAAGCGGGCGTCTGTTCGTTGCCTATACCGACACAGCGGACAGCGTGCGCAAAGCTGCGGTCATCGATCTGGTGACAGGTAATCTAGTGGTGGTTGATGCATGGGAATCACTGCTGACTAATCTGCTGCCCGGCGTGCTTGGCTATTCAGCCGCAGAGGGTATGGTGGCCGCGTTCCCGCCTGGTGGAACAAAGCTGCAGTTGCTATCTGATCCAGGCTTTGCCGGCTTCACCTCATCGACAGCCGTATCAGCAGGCAACGGCGCAGCATGGAAGGCTGACGGCTCTGTGGTGCTGGCGGTAAAAGACGGCACCTACATCAAACCATTCAACTTTGACCCGTTGGCTGCCCCACCGTTGCAGCTTGCTCTTGGCGGCGATGGCTCAATGCCAAGCGTCAGCCCTTCGGCCATGCCGATCTTTTCGCCCGATGGCACCTATCTGTATGTCCCGACCGGCTCCGGCATTGACCGCTACAACGGATCAACCTTCGCGTTCATTGATAACCTGCTCGACGAGGACATCAACCAGTTTGCCCTTTCAGCCGATGGCGCTGCCGCTGCGGTGCGGTCTTACAATTTCAGCACCTACGAAGAATCGATACGCATCGTTAGCACCTCGGACTGGTCAGTGCTTGCGACATTCTCAGGTTACGACCAGCCAGCTATCGGCGGCGACATGACCGTGCGCATGGCATTCAATCCGATCAGCCCTCAACAGGTAGCAGTAGCAGTGCAAAGCAACCTGAGCGGCGTGGATGTTGCGTGTGTCGTGCTCGATTACAACGCCCCTGGCTCAGTCATTCAGCTCAGCCCCGCAACGGATTACGACGCATCAGCATGGGCCGGACAGCAAGTTGCATGGAGCCCTGGCGGTGATCGGCTGTATATCGCCTGCTCTGTCGGCCTGCATGCCTATAGCTCTGCTGATTGGTCCTATGTGGGCACGCTGGCTAATGTCGAATCAGGCACCCCGATCACGCTTCCCTGATACACCCCTTTTAACCTGACGGAGATGGCCGCTTATGAAGCCGGCAAATGTATCACTGTGCCTAACACCTGGCACAACTCATCGCAGCACCTTGAGGGTTATGCAGCCTCAGTTCGTATATCGGGAGATAACTGTCATTGACGCAGCTGCTCCAGTACGCCTGACAGTCCCTGCTCACGGTATCGGAGCAGACACTTGGCATTGTTGGCTTACTCGCGTGCAGCAGATGACAGAGCTGAACCGCGAGCCAATCCGCCAGTTGCCGCACAGGGTCAGCGTGATTGATGCGAACACGCTGGAGATCAACCGTATATCAGCAACAGGGCGCAACCCCAGCGGCGGCGAGCTTGTCTATCA